TTAATACATCACCATTGGCTTCAACTACGAAAATCTCATGAGCTATTGAAGAGCCACTTGCTCCAGAATAGGAAGACCAAACTTCAAATGCATGATCAGTTGCATTTCCACCAGTGGCATGGCATATACCAGTACCATTGTGGTGAAATCCTTGACCATTAGTAGCACTACTGGCATCACTATGTGAAGCAGTAAGATGAATTCTACTAGTACCATCGTCTAAAGCTAGATTTCCAGTTACAGTGACGCCACTATTGTGTACTTTAAACCTTTCATTAGTACCTACATAATTAATTATTGCATTACTACCACCATGTCCATGCCATTCAGTTCTGTTCTTCTGTGTAATACCAGCACCAATTTCAAGAATACTAGAGTCGTAGTACATGGAAATATTTCCACGACTTGCTGATGTATTACCAGTAATTTTTATACCACCGTCTCCATCTGCCCAAGTATCTCCAGTACCTGTGCACTTTTGTGACTTATAAAGGAAATTACCAGTAGAAGTTGTTTGAAATGTTTTCGTATTATCGTAATAGAGCTCTACGGCTCCATTGCCATTACAAAGAATAGCATTTTCAGCACCTTGTACTTGTATTACCGCATCATCTGCAGCTTTAAGAATTAAATCATCCCCAGTACTATTGATTGTCAAATCATTGATGTTATTAGTGATAAATGAGTTAGTTCCATCATGGTAGATTTGCAGATCTGAACCCGTACCGAGAAGTAATTTACCGTTATCTTCTGTGTAAATATGACCGCCACTTTGTACGTTTACATAACCAACTACATTAATCCCGCCGGATACAGTTTCAAGCTTCTTAACATTATCATAATAGAGTTCAGCTGCTCCATCAGGATTACAGTTAATACTATTTTCATCGGTTTTAGCTCTTATTAATAACACACCAGTAGCGTTTGTTATGTATGAATTAGTTCCATCATGGTAGATCTCTAAATCATTACCTGTACCAAGTTTTATACTACAACTGTCGGCAAACTGTAAATGACTATCTAATACTTCTATATGTTCAGCACCAACTGCATCGTCTGCAATCAAAGCACCAGTTATTTGATCAGCTGCTATGTGAGCTGTGTCTATACTTCCATCTGTGTAGTGTTCGGAATCTATAGCATCATCGGCTATCTTAGCACCAGTAACTGCGTCAGCATTAATTTTAGCTGTCGTAACAGCATTGCTTGCTATATGAGCAGCATCAATACTACCATCTACATAGTGTTCAGAATCTATTGCATCATCTGCAATCTTCGTTCCATCTACAGCATCAGCAGCAATCTTAGCAGTCGTAACTGCAAGGTTTTGTAGAATAGCTGTAGTAACTGTATTGTTACTTGGAGAACCTATGTTTACTGAGGCTCCGACGGTGACGATAAAATAATCGCTACCAGTAGCAGGAGCTGCACTGAACAGAATAGAACTACCATCAATAGCAAATCCTTCTGAGGGTTGGCTTGTTCCACTATTAGGTTTCTGAATGACTCCATTAACACTAACAAGATGCTGTTGTGCGTATGTACCTACATTAGATAATACAAATCTATAAGCTGAACCATTAAATGATGCACTATTACCACCTGTTCCACTATATGAAGATATAGTATTTATATAGAAGTTACCTACAGACTGAGCTTCTTCCCAAGCTGATGTTGATCCATTATAAACTAATAACTTACTACTAGTAGTATTAAAGAATAAATCACCAGCATCATTACTAGATCCTGGGTTAGATGATCCTACTCTATACCTATTACCGAAATCATCAATATCTGAACTTATACTTAATATATCTTGCTCTCTTAATGTTGCTTTATGATAGTTATATATGTGACCAGAGCCAGTAGAACTGACCATCATAGCTACACCATTAGTTATGGTAGAGCTATTAAATTGGGAATTAATGTTATTAATAGTTACTGTAGAAGCACCAACAGTTCTACCTGTAGTACTAGACCCAGATCCATCAACAACAAGACCTCCAGCATCAGCAATACTAATTACAACACCTGATGCAGGTTGTGTATTAGGGAATGCAGCATCAGTAGCTATAACTTCAAGGCCACCTACGGGATCAAGTTGTGCAGCAACATAATCAACAACAGCTCCTGAAGTTGGGTAGTGAGCATCACTGTCTGATATAGTTGTGTGAACACCTTTACCGTCAACCACTGTATTGATTTCAGCAAGAGTAGCGGTAAGAGCAGAGCCACCAGCCAAAATAGAAGCAGTACCTGACTGCATACCAGCAAGTGTTGTTAGTTCAGCATCAGCTATTTCTGAGGTTGTTACAGCATTAGCAGCTATCTTAGCAGAGGTTATTGCGTTATCTGCTATATCTCCTGTAGCTATAGTCCCATCTATAATATTAACTGACGCCACACTGTTAGCTTGTATTTGAGCTGTCGTAATGCAGTTATCTTGTAAGTTTGCTTCAGCTATACAGTTATTTGATAGTGCAGCTGCAGTTATCGCATTATCAGCTATATCACCAGCTACAATTGTTCCATCTACTATACTAGCAGATACAACAGAGTTAGATGCTAATTTAGCAGCTGTAACTGCATCGTCTGCTATCTTATCAGTAGTCACTCCAGAGTCAGCTAAATCACTTGTATCAATAGTACCTGCTGCTAACTTAGCACCAGTTACTGAGTTATCTGCTAGGTGAACTGTGTCTATAGATCCATCTACATACTGATCGCTATCTACAGAATTAGCAGACATATGCTCTAAATCAATAGAACCTGCAGCATAGTGCTCAGAGTTTATAGCATCATCAGCGATTTTAGCACCTGTTATAGCATCAGCAGCTATCTTTGCAGTTGCAATTGAACCATCTTGATATTTAGTAGGTGATAAAATGTCATCTGCTAATTTAGCGTTATTAATAACTCCATTTGCTAAATGAACTGTAACTATACTACCGTCTGTATAGTGCTCAGAGTCAATAGCATCGTCTGCTATCTTGGCTCCAGTCACAGCATCAGCTGCAATCTTAGCAGTTGTTACTGCACTACCTTCTATATCCCAAGTTTGTGCTAACTGATCATTCTCTTCATCAATCGCACGTAGCAATTGTGTTTGGTTATTATTTAGATCACCAGCCTTAATAGATGATCCCGCTGCATAGGTGGCTTTAGCAGAGCTTGTGTTTGTTATACGGTAGATGCGTACTACAGCATTTTCAGCAGGTACATTACCTGATGTCCATGTTACAGTACCACCGCTTGTAGTATAACTAGTTATGTTATAATGAGTAGTGGCTGTTTTTAATACACCATCTACTCTTACTTTGATTTCATCAGACGTAAAGCTATCAATACTAAAGGCTTCTGAAGCATCGTTTAGCGTCTGACTATATTGTTTAAAAGTTGCCATTAGTTTCCTTTAATATTTGATACATGCGAGTAGAGCTACGTTTCTTGGTCTGCTTTCGGAGCCACCTGTGTTATTAACTGACACCCCTAACCCGCTTGTAGGAACAGTGTGTTGGTGTCCTCCATCAAATGAAAAACCTGCACCACTACCTTGGTCGGAGTGTTGAGATGGTGTTCCACCTATAGATGTAGAACCAGATGGTCCTGAAAAGACACCACTAGCAGTACCACCTGAGCCATAGGATTCAGATACACCGCCTACAGAACCTGTTAAACTAGCTTGGTTACTTGTTAGTGTACCGCTAATAGATGTAGTATGGTTATGTTGCTTATTATCATCACCTTGAGTAGTTGCTATGTTTCTTCCGCTATCTACTCCCCTGCTATTATCCCAACCACGTATGAATTCACCACGTAAATCAGGTAATGTTGCACCTACAATGTTATATAAATCTGAAAAATTATGTGTAATACTTTGTACAGTACCGCTACCATTAGGTATGGTATCACCATTACACTTTAAATAACCACTAGGGGCACTAGAACCTGCAAACCAGATAACAGTACCTATAGGGTTTAATAGCCCAGCCTGAGCTGCACTACTAAGCTTTGATACTGTAATACTGGCATCTTGAATCTTATCTGCAGAAACTGAGTTATTTGCTAAGTGTTCATTATCGATGCTTCCAGCTATATAATGTTCTGAATCAATTTGATCGTTTGCAATCTTATCTGCAGTTATACAGTCTGTAGCTAATTTACTACCATTTAAAGTAAAATTAGCTAACATACTATTTTCAACTACACCTGCTTTTATATACCAATCTGTTGCTGTATTAACATGTATATCACCTTTACTACCTGAAACTAAACCTAAGCCTGTATCATTAGCAGTAACAGTACCTACTTCTTCAAGTTTGTATAATGCTTGATTTTGGTTATCGTTTAAGTCTGCTGCCTTAACAGAAGAACCTGCAGTATAAATAGCTTGAGCTGTTTCAATATTAGTATTCCTAAAAATACTTATAGCAACAGCATTACCAGGGGCAGTATTGAATGTTAAAACAGAACCAGAAATAGTATAATCTGTATCTAGTGTTTTTGTAACACCCGCTAAGGATGCTATAACATCGGTGGTTTCTAAGTAAGGGAAGGTAATGTCAAATGTTTTATCATTACCATCTCCTGTATAGTTACTTTCTACTGCCATTATTTATACATATTGAAAAGTGGTTCTATTTGTTGAGTCTGTCTTTTCTTTCTAAATCTATTAACTTTTGATTGAGTACGCTTATTCCTTAAAGCTTGAATTCTAGGATCATTCATAATAGATGCCCATGCTTTTTTACGAGCTTTATCAAATATATCCTCAATCCTCATTATATGATAATAATCTTCAGGTTCGTATTCACCTCTTCTACCACTATTAATATCTGATTCCATTATAGCTAGTGATTCTAGAACTTTAGGATTATTAGCAAGTTTATCTAATTGTCTCTCTAGATTCTGCTCACCAATTGCTTTTTGGAACATAGATCTAATTCGTGGACTATCTGATAAATTATCTCCATTAGGTGAATAGTATGTAGATAATCGTGTATCATAACCACTACTAAATAGTAATCTTCTACCAGGACTTTGATCTAAATTTAAAGATATAGGACTGAACATATTAAACATTCTAGTCATAAAATCATGATCCTTAATAGGCTTACCATTAAGCATGTCATACTTAGTAGGTAGATCATCTCCAGGAAGATACTCACTAGTTAA